CTGGAAAGCTACTTTAGTATTTCTTATTTGTTTAGACATTACGTCAGACTCTACGATAACCCGTACAGATTTTTACTCGCTGCAAGTCATAGCTCGCAAACGTTTCTCACAAGTCCCTCTTATTTCTTGGTTATTTTACATGGATCGTCATCAAGTGGACCCTTACGTTGTTGACACGCATTCAGAACCTTACTGTCATAGTACTAAATGTGATTGTCGTTGGATCGAGATGCAAGGTGTTAAAAGTCCTATGGAAGATTTCCTTTCTCGTGTTCAACGGTTCGATGGTGTCACTCGTTTGTCAAATGACGAGATGATATACCGTCTCATGCAAAACTTATCTGCGAAATTTACGCTCTATGGAACGACACCAGTTCCACGTCATCAGATATTGGTGAGTGCCATGGTTGACGATATAGTGCAATCAGCACCAAACATGACGAAAATATATCCTGTTACTCACTCGAATTATACTCCTACAGATGATCCAATGCCTTGTTTGTTCCCTCCAGTGAAAGAGGTTTTGGTGGATTCTGATTCCTTTTTTATGAGAGAATATTACAGTATAGAAGAAAGTATTATCCGTTTCCATGTGGATGTGGGAGAGATTCCCTCGTTAGCGCTTTTGGCCTATATGGAACTTACTAACCGGGGAATTTTTAAACCCTCACATCATGCACTTCTGACCTTTGAAGGGAGGAAGAAGTCTATCTGCTCGACCTCGCACATGAGTACAGAGAAAATAGTTAATACAGTGAGACGCATGTCTGTTAATCAAGAAAATCCTTTATTTCCTGAGTTGGCAGATACTTATGAGGAAGCTTTTCAACGGCTCTTGTATGCAATAGGAACTATGGATTATCGGAATAGTGTAGATGCGGAAATCGATTTTGCTAATTTAGAAGGCGTTTATATGGGCTCATCTAATGGACAACATTTAGGTGAACATCTCAGCATAGAACAAGACGGGTATACTTTTGAAAAAAGGCCTGACTCCAAGAAATATCAAAATTGGGTACCTACCATGGAGATGTTTAAAAGATTCGTTATTTCGGGCGAAAGGCCTTTTTGTACCTGGTCGCATCGAGTAAAAAAAGAAACTCTTCATTCTCAAACTAAGCTTTTTGATCCTGAGAAGTATGCGAAGTGGGTTTCTAAAGTTCGTGTTTTCTTGATGCCTGGTCAGATATTTACTCTTATGGAGCGTTTAGTGGGTACCATGGTAAAAAAGATTGATCCTGGAAGAGTCATTCGTGTGGGACATTCACATAGTCATGGCGGAGCTGATTTTATGGCTAAAGCCCTTAACCTTTATGACGATCCGGATGATGCGATACTTTACGAAGGAGATTTCGATGGGTT